CAATACTCGTACCTGAACGCCATCAGCGACTATGCGTCGCACGTGTGGGTGCGCAAGGCCGTCACGACCATCGGCAACAACGTGGCCGCGCTGCCGCTGACGATCAAGCGCGGTGACCAATTGGTCAGCAGTCACGCGCTGCTGGACCTGTTAACCAGCGTCAACGACACCATGACCAGCGCGGACCTGTGGCAGCAATGGACGGTGGACATGCTGCTGGGCGGCGAAGAGGGCTGGGAACTGGTGCGCGACACGCGCGGCCGCTATACGGAGATCTGGCCGCGGCAGCCGCACACGATTCTGATCAAGCCGGATGCGGCCCGCAAGCGGTACTACAAGGTGCGCGAGTACGCCATCGACGACACGGGCGAAGCCGAACCGTACACGCTGCAACCCGATGAGTTGTGCCACTTCAAGTTCTTCAATCCGGCCAACCCGTGGCGCGGCATCGCGCCGATTTCGGCGGTGCGCTGGAGCATTGTGCTGGATGTGTTCGCGCAGGCCTGGAGCAAGTTGTTCTTCCAGAATAGCGCCCGGCCGGACTTCGCCGTCATCGCGCCGGAAGGGCTAACACCCAGCGAGCGCGCCGACATTGAGAAGAAATTGACCCAGAAGTTTGGCGGGGTTGAGAACAGCCACAAGCCGATCGTGCTGGAGCAGGGCATCAGCGACGTCAAGATTCTATCGTTCCCGCCCAAGGATATGGAGTGGCTAGAGCAGCGCAAGATCAGCCGCGAGGAAGTGGGCGCGATCTTCGGCGTGCCCGATGAGATCATGGGCTGGGGCCGAGACACCTACGAGAATTTCGACACGGCGCATCGCGTGTTGTGGGCGCTGACCATCGTGCCGCTGACGCGGCATCGCGACGTGCATTTGACCGAGTATTTTCAGCGCGTGGGCGTGCTGCGGCCGGACGAGTCGGTGGTCACGGACCTGAGCGGCGTTGAGGCGCTGAAGGCCAACGAGACGGACGAATGGGACCGGGCGCAGGGGCAGATCGACCGGGGCGCGCTGCTCATCAATGAGTGGCGACAAATGCGCGGCTTGAAGCCCGTGCCCTGGGGCAATACGTGGTGGGCGCCGATGGGCCTGATGCCGATCAGCAGCGAGGCTGCGCCCGTCAGCGCGGCGCCGGTGGCCGATGCGCCCAAGAGTGTGGGGCAAAAGGCGGCGGAATTTAGCGGGATGGTGCAGCGCGCGGCCGTGGTGTCGAACGTGGTCGAGTACGGATCGACGGAGCACGCCGCGTTGCTGGACGCCTACGCCAAGCGCACCGATCCGTTCCAGCGCAAGTTCAAGACGCTGGCGGTTGATCTGTTTGAAGAACAGCGCGACGCGGTGGCCGCGGAACTGCGCCAGGCCAAGAAAGCGGCCCGCACACGCGCCGAAATTGCGGACGATCCGTTTGACCGCGAAGAGTGGACGGCCGAATACATCAAGCGGGCCAAGCCGTTGCTGCGTGACATCGTGGCCAGCGCGGGTGAGCAGGCCATCAACGAGTTGGGCATCGGCCTGCGCTTCGACGTGGACCGGCCTGAGATTGCGGCTTTCATCCGTGAGCGCGCCCAGCGCTTTGCCAAGCCCGTCAACGACACAACGTGGGAAGCGCTGCGCACTAGCCTGGGCGAAGGCTTTGACGCGGGCGAGGGCATTGACGCCTTGATGGCGCGCGTGGAACAGGTGATGGGCGACCGCATTAGTTCCAGCGCTGAGACGATTGCGCGGACCGAGACGCAGGGCGCAACCAGCGGCGGCACGATCGAGGCGTGGAAGCAAACCGAGGTTGTATCGGGCAAGGTGTGGATTAGCGCGCTGATTCCCGATCGGACTCGCGAGGATCATGCGGATGCGCACGGGCAAACCGTGGGGCTGGACGAACAGTTCACCGTGGGTACTGTGAAGACGGACGGGCCGGGCCTGAGCGGTGAAGCGGACCAGGACATTAACTGTCTGTGCGTGATGACGGCCGTGGTGGCTGACAAGCACTATGCGCCGCAGTCTGGCGAGGACGGCATGGTCAATTTGCAGGTGCGCTTGCCGCGGCCGGTGGTCATGATCCGCAACGACGTGCGGCCGACGACACCAGGCGTCGAGGTGGTGAATCACAACCTGATCACTCTACCAGATCAGCCTGCGCCGACCGTTACGAATGTGGTTCAAACGCCCAGCGTCACGGTGACCAACCAGGTGCAGCCGGCCACGCCGACGGTGAAGGTGGTCAGCGACGGGGCGGGCTTTGAGGATATTGCGATTGAGCGGGATGCGGACGGCCGAATAACGAATCTGAAGCGGAGCATTAAACGTGGCTGATTCTGTGACGTTCCAAGCGGCGAATCCGGCGACGCCTCCGGCGGGCTTTGTGGTGGCCACGGACGAGGTGGATGGCCAGCACTATCAGCGCGTCAAGATTGACCTGGGCGCGGATGGCGCGGTTGATCCGGTCGTCGGTGCGCTGCCGGTCAGCGGCCTGGTCAGCGCGCAGATCGTCAACGGGGTGAACACGGCCGCTATCATGACCGGCCCGTTCGTCGGCGAGAAAGGCTTACGGGTTTTCATCGGACCGACCGATCCGGTCAGCGATTTGCCGGTCTTTGTCGACTACAATCACCATCAAAATCACGAGGGCGAAGCCTTTCAGTACACCTATCCGCTGACCAGCCTTAGCAATGGCAGTACGCTTTACTTCCGATTAGTCGTGCCCACCTATGCGGTGCTTATCAACGGGCCGCACTTGTGGTTCGAGGTGGACGTTTTAGCACAGACGACGATCAGCCTGTATGAATCGCCCACTGCCACCGGCGGAAACCTACAGACAACTTACTGCCGCAATCGCAACAGCGCCAACACGCCTGGCATGACCGTTTATTTAGCGCCCAGCGTTTCGGCAAATGGCACGCTGTTGTCACAGCACACCGTTGGCGATTCCACGGTCGGAGCAGCGGTCGCAACCTTTGACGAGTGGTTATTGAAAAATAACACCGTCTATCTGATCTCTGTGCGGTCATCTGCGGCCGGTAACAGTGTCGGATTGAGACTGAAGTGGTATGAGGATCTAGGGGTGTAAGGTGCTGACCTTATTACTGGCCGGTGCGGCGGATAAGGCCAGGACAGCCAGCATTCACGTGGCGCGCCAGACGATCTATCGCGAAGTGATTGACCTGTACGACCTGGACACGATGCGACGCCAGGCGCTGGCCAGCCGGATCGCCGTGGAAGACGCCGAACTGATTGAGATTGTGGTGGCAATGGGAGCAATGCGGCATGGATAAGACAACACCGGTGCACAAGACGTTTGGGATTGAGGTCGTGACGGCGACGAAGTCGGGCGGCCGCATCATCATCAACACGGCCAGCGTCGATCGGGACCGCGATCGCGTGCTGCCCGGCGGCTGCCGCGCTGAAAATTATCTCAAGAATCCCGTGGTGCAGTGGGGACACGAGTATCGCGCGCCGTGGAGCACGATCGGCAAGACCACGTCGATGACGATCGAGGCGGACCGCATCACGGCGGAGTTTGAACTGCGCCCGGCCGCGAACGATCAAGACCCGCAGAACATCATCCGGCTGTTGTGGGAAGGCGGCTGGGTGCGCACGGCCAGCATCGGCTTTATTCCGAAGGTGGGCAAGCAGAACGATCTGGGCGGTTACGACTTCAGCGAGTGGGAACTGCTGGAGTGGTCGCTGGTGCCCATTCCGGCGAATCAGGACGCGCTACGGCTGGCCGTGAAGAGCATGGATGCCCAGATTGTCGAGACGCCTGCGCCAGAAGCCACTACAGCGCGTTTTGACGCGACGGCGAAGGCGCTGACCAAGCGCGGGCGGGTGCTGAGTGCGCGCAACGAACAGTTGCTGCGCGATGCGATTGCGATGTTGCAGGATGTGCTGGCGCAGATCGAGGAGCAACCCGATCAGACGCCGGACACAGCGCCCGGGCCGGACGATGATCCCGATGAGGATCCGCACGGTCCGGTGATGCGCGCTGTTGAACAGGTAATGGTAGTTACTGAACCTCAGAAATCAGCGGATGCTGCGCCTGTGCAGGCGACCGATCCGAGGATGTTGGCCGGTGACGATGGGGCAGATGCTGCCGCCGCTGCCGAACGCGAACTGGCCG